ATCATATTTACCAGACTTCACGCCATCCATCATTATCCTTATACATTCTTGTGAAGCCTTACCTAAAAACTTTGACATTTTCTTTATATCAGCATCTATGTGTAGTTTAGCTTCCTTCGAGCTATACTTTGCTGGTGTATTTAAGTCCTCAGTTTGAAACTTATCTTCCAAACCATCTTTACCATCTAAATAATTATAAACACCTTGAAGATAATCCATAGATTTGGTTAGTTTAGATTGAACCCAAGAAGGAAACTGTACGTTTCCATCACCGCCCTTATCAACATTCTGTATTATATTATAAATCATTTTCGCATATTTCATAGAACGTTCTAATTGTGATTTAGCCATCTTACCTTCATCATCGTCAATTTCTCTAACGGGCTCAATTGATTCGTGAGCATCTCTGTACTTTTTTTTCCTACGAAGTAAATCTAAATCCACATCTTCTTTTATATCACTTTTACCAGTAAGTTTATAACCTAATTGTTCTGCATTTTCTTTTCTCGCTTTTTCAAATTTTTTTTTGTCCTCGCCTTTTAATTCTCCACCAAAGCCCTCTGTAAATACATCTCCTCTTTTATCATATATTTTTTTAACATGTTGATTTTTCATCATATTTTTAAATAACTCTGGTTTATATTTTCTTACATACAAAAGATAATCATATACTTCTTTAGCTTTTTTAGAAAGTACAGTCATAGATTCAAATTGTAAATTTTTATCAGACCAATTACTTATTTCTTTTGCGGCTTTATTAATGTTTTTTATACTACCCGCATTAAAAGATTTTCCAGAACGACCTTTTGGTACTATCGTTATCTCACCAGTTTTTTTCTTTATCATAACAAATAAATAATCACGATGTCCTCTTCTTCCTAATTGTATTTTAACATTATAGTGATAAGGGTGCATTACTCTTTCCTCTGATGCATACTCAACATTACCACCACCCAAGCTTCTAACTTTTTTAAAAATTTTCTCTAAAACTTTATCGTAAATTGCCTTTTCTTTTTTAGAAGGTCCGCCAGATTCATGCTTAACCCTAAACTCATTTATTTTTTCTTCTGGTTCATCTTGAATATCAACAACTTTTACTACTGGTTTGCCATTCACCATATCAATCTTTATCTTTTTACCTTTTTTAGCAAGCATCTGTCCATATGTAAGTTCAGTCATAGTCTGAGTTAATTCTTTTATTGTTTCATTTATGAATTCAAATTTTTTCTTACTTTCTATCTTTAAAGTTTTACCTAGCTTTTGACTTAAATTTGTTAATTCACGAGCTTTCATTTTTAACATCTTACTCTTATATGAATTCATTTTTGGATGATTGAATAATGCTATAATTCGTCTGGCAGTTTTAGCATCAATTCGAGTGCCATCAACAGTTCCATACTTATTACGTTTTGCTAATCTATCAATCTTTTGGATTATACTAGCTTCGTTCACAGATTCTTTATATCTTAAATCTCTCTGTATAGTCCAATCTAAATCATTATAAATATCATAAATATTACCAACTAATTTTCTAGCTAACTTTCTATCATCTTTTTTAGCAGCTGCAACGACAGCTTTCAGAACTTTTGACAGTTGGCTTGCTTGTTTTTGAACTTTCGGATGATTAATAGCTTCCTTTTTCAACCGACTCTTTTCAGCTCTACCACGATTTTTAGATTGAGATTCAAATCCCACTATCTTTCCCCCTTTATGTGAAGCGTCTTTACCATCACCATTTCCATAAGTACCTTTTTTACGATTGTACTTATTTAGTTCTGCTCTATACTTTTTCATCTTTGGTGAAGATTGAAATTTTCTATACTCAGCTTTGTAATCTCTTTTTTTCTCTTCTTTCATATGTTCGTCATCCTGACGGTGAGTATAGCCTCACGTCTCACAAAGTTTCTGTTCTTTTCTTACAGGTAAGTCATCATGCTTTGTTTTAGCATACTTCCTCACACTACTCTTCTTCATAGACTTAGCAGCTTTTTGAGCTGCCTTTGAAAACTTTCCAGCGGGCTCTTCACCCTTCTGTATTGCTCTGACTATACCCATAAACTTCTGTTGTTTTTTGGATAAGGCAGGCATTTATCGGCCGCCGTCTATCTTACGATACTTATCACTTATCTTACGCCAAACTCTCCAAATGTTATTCATAAGATTAAGTTGATTGTTAAGACCATCAGCAATTTTATTCATATACTTATTATATTCTTCTATTGCTTTTTTATAATTACCTCTGTCGTTCCAATCATAAATATCAGATTCTCTTGGACCGTAATCAATAATAGGACCGTGACCTTTAGCCAATTCTTTAAATCTTTCTACCCAATGTCTTTCTGTTTGGTCAGGATCAGTAGGATGTACCAAAAAAGGTTTTGTAATTCTTTCATCCAATTGTTCTTTTTCTTCTTTTAATAAATCCTTTAACTTTATCACCGACTATCCCCTAAGTATATCGTTGATTACTGCTTCAACTTTTCCGTATTTGGTATCACGAGCTACTGATTGTTCAACGCTTTCATTCATTGGATACATAAAAGCACCGTGTGTAGATGGATTAGAAACGAAATCAAATGCAATTAGTTCAAAATCATCTTGTACTTCTTGCGAACCATTCTCATTCATTGGTTCAACAGAACCCATACCACGAGAACTAATTCCAAGTTTGATTCCACTTTTAAATAATTCTTTTAATATATTGCCAGATGGAGTAGAAAGCACTTCTACAGTTCCAACCAAGTCATCTCCATTCCAATTCATCTCTGTAATGTTATGAGATACATTGGCTAAATTAACAACAGATGATTCTGGATGGTCTAATTCACCCATAGCTCTCTTTTGATTAATAAAATTTTCAAAATACTTTTTAGCTTCACGCATTAGTATTTCTTTTGGGTATACTCTACCATTCTGATTTTTGGTGTCTGCTCTTTGTAGAACACCTTTGACAACAAGTTTTCCATTGTTTTCTTTCATAGCCTCACTTATTTGGTGAGGTTGAATTTCAAATGGTAGATAATCTACTATTAGTTGTTTCATTAATCTTTCTCCATCATAATTTCAGTTTTGAGACTTTCCAATTGTTCTATCCATTGGTTGAGTCTCCTTAACATATAATTCTTTGTTATCTCTTTATTCTGTATTTCAATCTGCCATCTTTTTAACAAAGTTGAAATACTAAAAAGAGTATCCATATAGGATTTCTTTTTATCTTCAAAGGCCATAAGATTACTACTGTAATTGACCAACTTTATTTGCTAGTTTTACTAACCTCTCGCTTATTTTGTGTAACGCCTTATGTGTATTTTTCCAATATGACCCTGAATTGACATTCAATTCATTTTTTAAACGAACATTCATTTTTACTAATCTTTCTAAGTGTTGTAGACTATCTCGAACTTCTCTCATCGAGCGACCAATTTTTTGTTTTGGAGTCAATGACTCATCATTTCTATAATCGTGATACCTTCCCTCTTTAACTACATTATATCCAGTAGAATTTGTGGATATGTCTTTCTTTTTCTTCTTATCTTTTTTTCTACCACCGCTAAATGCCATTGGTGTCTCATATCCAGCAACATTACTGGTAGTGGAAGCTTCCGAAATTTCTTTTCGGATTAATTCACGAATAATTTCTCTAAGTTTATCTAGATTTGACATTTTTTAGCTCTTTAACCAGTTGATAATATCTCATAAGCGTAATTACCTGTTTATCTTCGACAATTCTTCCTTTCATAAGAGTGTCTGCTTGATTTACAGCTTCGTTAAGCTTAATTTTTGTAACTTTATCATCAACACTAGGTAAATAAGATTTTAATTGCTTTTTTACTCTTGTGGTTTCAGATTCTATAAATTCTTTAAGAGAATTTGTATTTGAAATGTTATTTATATATTCTTTTAATAATTTTTTTTGTGATGCACTAAGTGAACTGTATTTTTTATTGAACTTTTCTACTAATATACCATATGCCAATAATCGTAAATCTTTTTCTTGCTTTTTAAAACTCTCACTAAGAGTTTTCTTCTTAATTTTAGCAGATAATTTTTTTCTTGTAATATGTTCAATAATTGTAAATCTATTTTCTGTTTTATGTGTTGGATTTGAACTCTCTGTTAGATTAAATAATTTAAAAATTGAAGCACTAACTTTATAATTAGGTATTCTAGCCATAAAGAAATCATTTACATTATAATTTTTCTTAATTTCTTTAATTAAGTTATATTTTTCTCTTTTTAAAGAAGTTTCATTTAATTTTTTACGAGCAACTACTACAGCATCGACTAAATGATTAGCTTTAGTTTCTGATTTGTAATTTTCTGTGGTTAGAGCTCTGTATAATTCGTACTCTTTTCCTAATTGTGTATTTTTATTAAAAAATTCTTTAAGTAAATCAGCAGCTTGTGTATTTTTACTATTATTTAGCACATCTACTGTTATTTGTCTTGTAAGTAACTCAAACAAGATACCTGTATTACGGATTTTTGAGTGTTTTACATCTGAATTCATTTTCTACTCCAATTTATACAATTCTTCATATATAAATATATGATTAATTAATTTTTCTTAGTATTAAGAGAAGAAACTTCTTCCTTATACTGCTCCTCAACCTCACTTGCCTCAGAAAGTAGTGACTTTTCATGCGAATTTAAATTTTTATACAAAGTTTCATAGTGAGCTTTAGCAACTTTACCATATGATGTTTTTTTACTATGCGCTCCTAATGAATCTCTACCTCTAGCACTCCCATCTTTATTGTATTTAGCAGCTTCTTTTGGACGACCAGCACCTGGCTGACCACCCTCTTCTGAACCACCATGATCAAATAAAGAACCCATTGGAGACTCATCTCTTTCTTTAGCCCTATCTTCTGGACTGCTATCATCTTTTTTACCAAACATTCCACCGCCGCTCTGACCAGCCAAATCACTTGGTGTTCCAACTGCTTCACCACTTTTAGCAGGATCATTACCTTCCATTTCGATTTGTGAACGTCTGAATTTAGTTTTAAAGTCAAGTGCTATTTGGTCATCCATATCTCTTATTTCTTCATCTGAAAAATTATAGATATTTTTATAAATCCATTCTGTAGAAAGTATCCCATCAGTTATCATAGATGAAGCTAGAGAAGTTTTATTGTTCCACAACTCAATTTTTTCTTGTTCGTAGATTGTAGATGGATTTGTAAGTGATAAATCAAAATTAACCAATTCTTGATCTCTATATCCTTGAGCATATAAATGAACTACAGCAATTTTTGTTAACTCACTAACTACAATCCTCTGTATTCTTTCGATTGTTCTGGCAAACCTAACATCTTCAGCTGCTAATGTAGCCTTAGAACCCAATCCTTCCTCATATCCTAAGAAAGCCTTTGGAACTCTTAGTGATGCTAATAATCTATTTTTTAAATATTCGATATCTTCTACTGCATCGTAATTTAATCCAGCCAAACTATCAATAGATGTTCCACTATCACCACCCCTTACAGGTAAGAAAAAATCTTCTGTGAGATTTTGGATATTATATCTTAAATTATACTCACCTGTTTTCTCATCAATAACAGGAGCCTTCTTCATTTTATTAACTACTTGTTGCATATAGTTATCAACTTCAGCAGGTGGTATATTACCAATATCTAATTTAAAAATTCTTTTTTCTGGAGCTCTCATAATACGATGTATTAACATAGCATCTTCCATAAGAGTTAATTGTTTCCAAACCTTTCTACCAGCCTCTAACATAGAACGACCATAAGGTACATAGTTGGCATCTGAAAGTAATCTGAAGTGTGCTACTTCATAGTTTTCAAAAGTTAAATCTTGTTTCGTACTATGTGTATGTTTATTAGTGTCTGTATTTGGTGTAAGTACAAATTGTACATTTTGAGGGTTTTCAGGATCGTGTCCTTCCAATCTGGCAATATCATAAGCAGACATTGGAGTCACATTTATAATTCCATACTTATCAGCAACTTCCAATTGTAAAAAGAAATCACCATACTTATTCATATTACGAATCCAAGGCCAAAGATTAAACTCTATGTTTATAACATCATAAAAAAGATTATGTAATATATCGTGTATTTGATTATTATCAGTTTCTATTGAAAGAACATTTCCATATTCATTTTTCATTGTTGATTCGTCTGAGTAAATATCCAATGCAGAAGCAACGATAGAATCTGTATCCATAGATTCATAGTCTCTAAATAATCCCAACCTCATTTGTTGTTGATATAACTGATCGTTATACCCATATTGTTGTATTTGACTAGCATTACTATATAATTTTTGATATCTATCTACTAAATTAGTCTGTACATTCGATTGTAAATTTCCTGTATCAACTACTTTTAGTTTTCTACCACCGATATTTCTTACTATTGTATTAGTAGAAAATAATCGTTTTAGTCTTGAAAATATATCTCTTTCAGCCATTTTTTTACCTCTTAGTTAATCAACCAATCTAAATTTTCTTTTTCACCATTGGGTCCTATTTCCATTTCCCAAGAATTATTTTCTTTGGTTGGTTTTAGTGGCATCATCTGCGATGACGCTCCACTTAAAGTTCTTTTAGTTAATTCTATTCCTTCATTTCTTAACCTTAATGCAGTATCTC